CCGACTTTGAAGTTTATTGAGGCGCCAGCGCCCATTTCTGCTACAGAGTTATGATAACCTTTGATAATTGCGCCGTAATTATCCGACAAGTCAATCTGATTGCAGTTGCACTGCATATTTTTCCCTAAATGTGTTCCACCGGCAGTGAACCACATGAGGCTTTGCCAATCCGTGTCTTCAATATTGCCGCCTGTATTGACCTCCACTGAATTTAAAGTCAAATACTGAGACGAGCAGTAACCACTTATACCAGCATTCGTCATTACGTAAGACCAACCGTTGCTAGAGCTGATTACAGTAACGGTTTCTCCATTTGATAAGCTTTCAATAACATCACTGTTTGTGTTTGGGGATGTCCTTAAATTTAGTCCTCCACTTGATATTGTGACAGTTGCAGTTTGGTCGGCAGTAGAGGAACTGGAGCTTCCTCCATTACAGCAAATGTAATAGCCATTGCAATGCTTTGGCTCAAATTCAGTTACCATAAGCACGTGCGTAGAGGGTCCGCCGAAATATCCCGTATATCCAATGGCATTTTCATAATTCCCCTCCCAGAATTGAATTCCTCTGTTCCATACCTTCATGGTAGGAGAGCCATTCGACTCAAAATATATACCGCCGTACTGGTCAAGATGATATCTAACAGTTCCAGAGGCCATATCTCTAATATCAACATACCCCTCATCAACACCAATCGTTATACATGCATCGTCCGATGTAATCGTACCTGTTGTTATATTGTTTCCGTTGATTTCAGTTTTTCCACCGGTTGTGAGGTCGGTGGCAGTCACATATCCTCTTAAATCTATTTTGTTTGCGCTGATGCTGACTGTTTCGGCAGACTGATTGATTTCAGAAATAATAGATTCTTTGTCGACTTTTCCACCCATTTCTGTTCTGTACGTTTCTTCCGTAACTCGCAGCTGAATCTGCTTAGAGTTTTCTGTGATTGACGCCTCATAAGACGAAAGTGTTGTATTCACACCTTTTATCAGACTGTCAACATAAGCTTTATTATCTACATCAGACGCTGAATAGTCGGTAACCTTATTCCCAAATTCAAATTTAGGTTTTACAATGTCTATGTATGTTCCGTCTGTATAAACAAAGTCTTTGATGTCAATTGCACGGACAGCTGTATCTTCAACAATCGCGGATGCATAAGCCCTGAATACGCCGTTTCCAAGGTTCCGAATTGTTGCCTGAACAATATTCTCTTTGCGGTTATTCGCCTCATAGAAGTTAAAACTGAATCCAAGTATTGTACTGTCTGTCTTGAAGTAAAAGCTTTCTGTATAGGTTGAACCTGTAATCGTCTGGACTGTTGAATTCTGAAGAATTTCTGTTACGTTACTGTTGAGAGAAATTCTGTAATACCCATCATCTTGCTTAACTGCGTCTGTGCTGCTGTTTTCACTCCACCCGTGGAGTGTTGGCATCGAAGCGCTGTCTTGCAGCAGCTGCACTGCCCCGATGTTTATACCGTCTATTGATGTCTGTACCTCTTGACTTGTTACTCGTGACATCAGCTGGCCCTTTATTTCATCAATCTGGACCTGCACGTTGTTTTCGACCGCCGCATGGCCAACAAAGTAATACCTTATACCCTCAGATGTCAAAACAACTTTCAATGTAAGGTTTTTTGTGTTGTAATCGGTGCAAGTTGTATTCGGCAGTGAAAAAGAACATGGAAACTGCCCCGTGATGCAGTACATTTCTGCGGAAACAGGAAACTGCGCGGTACCGGAAAATGCGTCCAATACAGCGCCGGTGCTGCTGGCACCATTTGGACCAGCAAACATAACCGGCTCACATCCAGTTAAGTTAACGTAGTTTCCCTCGCTGTCAAGAAACATTACGACGGCGCTGTCGGGGCGTGAACTGCCCTGTATGCTCATAACTTTTGCATATCCGTTATCCTGCATCATCAACTTAATGAATACGTTCACAGTCTCCCCTCCCTTTTAAAAATTGTTCCGAACCGGAAGCCAATATCCGTTTCCCCAGCCACTGAACACCTCATTATCCAGCCCCCATGAGAATATTTTGTTTTCCGTAATGTTAATTGTCATGGAAACCCCCTCTGGACGTGGGACAATCATTCCGTGCTCAATTTCATCTTTTATCAAAGAATCGATTTTGCCAAAAATAATAATTTCCACGGACATATCCTGATTGTCTATGACGATAAGGTACAGCCCGGATTTCCCGAGAAGAAGCTGCATAAGGGAATACATACAGGGAACTGTCCCATTAAAGTGTTCTTTTGCGATTGCTGCACGCAAAATGGCCCTGTAATTTTCGTCCAGCATAACAGAGCTTATGCCGTCGGATGGCTGAAATGGCAAGTTTCGCGGAACTCCCAAAATGTCGCCTATGCGGTCCAACTGGACTCCTATGGCTTTGTCAATGTCAAACTGGTTATGGAGGTTGTTCAACGTGTCCTGCGCGCTTATGGGAGGGTTTATAGCACTATCCAGCCATTTTAAAAACTTCGGCTTTGTCCTATGCTCTGGGATAACCAACTCATGATAATCCATTTACGACAGCCCTCCTGTCACTGTTACAGTGCCAGATTTAGCTACTGCGTTCCATGCGAGGGACACCGTTTCCGCGGCCCCGCTTCCGCCGTCAACCGTGATGGAAGAAATGCGAAACGACGGTTTCTTCTGATTATCCATTGCAGAAAGCGCCGGATAATACAATGAGGAAGATTCTACAGATGCACCTATTTCCAGCGTATCGAGATAGTTTTTGATAGATTCTACTATCTGTTCCTGTAGGGCGTCCGTGTAGTTAGAGGTCAGCTGAACAATAGTAATTTCAACATTTATGATTACATCATTCGGCCGCGAGAAGTTTGTGCTTCCGCCAACAGAAAATTGCGATGGCAAGGTGATTTGTGTCGTGCCATATGTGCCGCACCCAACCGTCTTTTCAGTCGCGATAGCCTGCGCTATGTCTGTATCTTCTCCTCCTTCAACGACCGGCGCAATTGAATGTGAGGGGATTCCGTTTGGATCAGTCGTGTTCGTGTAATTTTCATATACTCTGGACCGCGTTACCCCATCTACCGCTAAAATAGCTGCTTCTGTTGCATTCAGAGGCGTTTGTGACGGCAGCGCAACGCTTAAGTTTTGCCTTGCACGCAGCTCCGTGTCTGTCTCTGTCGGCACGCCCGGCGTAGCAGCACCCGAATTTGAAACTGTGTACCAGCCATATTGTGGAGTGAGAATTGACTGTATCTCGCCTGGGGCAACTGTAATGTTCCCTGGAACTTCGCAGGTAGCAATGCAGGTAAGCACCCCAGATGACGGGAGAGTTTGATTCTCCGGCAGGTTCCACCGATAAAGCTGTGTATCCTGTACAACACCGGCTGCTATTTTTGTACCCGGTTCGCCAACACAGGTAACTTCCACCTTCGAGTAGGTAGCCGCATTGCGCTGAATTCCGTTCAGCTTTACCAAACTGTCAAGTCCGGCACCAATCGCTGTTTGCGGTGATTGACTGTTGTACGCGAGCTGGCAGCACAGGAAGGCATCATAAATGCACTTTGAAACAGTAGCAATGTATTGCATATCCTGGCTGTCATTTTCAAGGTAAATGTCCTGCCCAAAAATAGATTTTGCCCGCTCTATCAAATAGTTTTGAATGTCTTGAAATGTTGGCAAGTGTAGGCCGCTTGCATCAACATAGGGCTGAAAATACATTTACCCCACCTCCACTGATACATTTCCATAATTCGTTTCCACTGTGCATTCCAGCCGATAATTTCGCAAACGATTTATGCTGCTTGAGAAAGACACGACTCTATTTACACCTGGAGTGTTTAATATTCTTGACCTAACGGTCATATCAATTAAATCTTTATCAAATTGGCCTGCCATGCTTTTAAAAAAAGGAAGACCATCTGCTGTGTCTTCCCAGAATTCGCCCTGAAACATCTTTAATCTAGTAAGGATTGCTTGCGCTACTGCGTCCCTCCCAGATAGAAAGCAGCTGTTTCCCTGGCCAAACATATAGTCACCATCAGGAGATAACGTCCTATATTTCATTCTTTTACCTCCTATTTCTTTAGATAATGCCATGGATTGTTGCGTGAGTCTCCATAGTTGTTCCATGTCCCATCCACAACAATCTGGAAATGCAAATGCGGGCCTGTAGAATGGCCTGTACTGCCTACATACCCGATTGTCTGCCCTGCTGTTACTTTCTGCCCGCTACGCACTACGCATCGGCTCATATGCCCATAGATAGCTGTAACAGAGCCTGTTTTTATGTACGCATGGTTTCCAAATCCACCGCCATACCCGCCGTCATTCTCTGCCTCTGATACAGTACCGGCAGCGGATGCTACAATTTTTGCACCATAAGCTGCGCCAATGTCAAGGCCATGGTGCTTGCTTGAGCCTCTGGGGGCCAGCCAATCGGACGTAACTGTCTTGCAGCTAGGAGTAGGCCAAACCCAGGAGCCGTTGCTTGCTGCGGAACCGGAGCCTTTATATCCGGGCTGCCCGAATTGAAAATAGTCTGTATCATATCTGAGAACATGGGATACGTATTGCTTGTCCCCATATGACTTCCATCCGTTTTTAGCCGCCTGCATATCTGAAAATGAGTTTGCTAAAGCTTGCGTCCATGCGCCGCCATGAGAATTTACATAATCAGTAAATCCAGAGCCGTAATTGTAAGACTGCAGCATAATATAAATATGCGGCCAATCCGTTGGACTAGATACTTTGCAGCCGGACAAATTTCCAGCAAATTCTTTACAGCCGTATTCAAAAGACTGCTCACGGGTAATAAGCCCTAATGCGCCAGCGTTGGAAGGCAGTCCAGCCCCCTCTGCAGCCTGCATCGGGTCGTTACGGGTTCCTGCGTCGCTTTGGTCGCCTGATTCTTGCGCAACTAAGGCAAGCAGCAGGTGGATATATGGCTGCAGCTTATACTTGTTGACACATTTTATAAAGGCGGGTTCTTTGCTCATTTTTATAGTTGCCGCCGGGAGCGCAGTTGCCCCTGCAACGTCCGCATCATCGCCAGCCGCCAGCTGCTGCACACCAAATCCAACAATGGCAACAGCGTTCGCTACGTCATGCTGCCTGATTATTTCCTGGTTTTGCTCTGCCGGAGTTCCTGCAGCATTTTGGCCGCCTTCTTTTACCCATGCTGAGAAGTCTTTATCACAGTAAATAATAAGCACCGACTGACCAACTTCCGGTTCAGCGGTGCCTACTGTGATGTATGGCGTATCAGATATTTCAGGCGGTTCTTTCCATTCGGTTTTGCCACTTGGCTGGATAACTCTGTCACGGATAATTGGCTTTACAGTAATCAGATTGTCGCTTCCTACATTCGTAATAACGCCAATCTCCGCAACGTGCAAACTGGAAAAGATGCTGTTTTTCAGCTCATCAAATATGGCTTGTTTTAATTCTGAACGTTCTGAAATTGAAAGCATATGAGCACCTCTTTTCTATTTTGCTAGTATGTGGTAATATTAGATAATTGAGAATGTTTCACAGGGGGGAAGATTAATGATAAAAGGCATTTTATATCGTTCTCCAGAATATTATTCAAACTAGTTTGCGGTATAAGAAGAATCCGTCAGCATAGCCATCATATTACCTCCCTG